CTGTAGCTGCCCAGCCGGTGAGGTGTCGGGCAAGGAGAACGTATATAGCGCCGAACCGTCGCTTTTCCTGGCTACGCTTTCTAGTATACCAGAACCCCTATAACGGAGATAGCGCCAGCGGTGGACGAACCGGTAACGCTGGCAGCCGGTGTACAGACCATAGTGCATGATGTCATAACTATACGGCTGGTAACTCGTGAACCAATGGTGCGGCCAGATGGGGTGCGTATTGCCCGCTAAATCCTTCATGCATGTCATGTCACCTACTATGCCGTTCAGTTGCACTGCCGTGAGATGCGAGCCGTGCGACCAAGTCGATGGAGTGTACCACCTGCTGACGCCACCCAGGTCGCGCAGCGATAGGTCGTTCACAACTACCACGAAGCCGCCATATGTGCCTATCTCAATTTGGTAGACGGTGCCGGTCGTCAGGCCGCGCGCGCTCAGATCGTCATTGAAAACGTAGTTGTACGTATCACCGCCAGTTGTATAGTCCAGCAAGGTCGCGAGTCGGCTGCCGCTGTCTGGATAGTGCTCGTTGTTCAGATAGACGTACAGGTGATCCGTGGTGGCGTTCAGGCCTAGCGTCGTAAAGTCCAGACGCAGCCGCTGAACGCCGCTGTAAATGAACGAGTACCAGAACATTGGCACGTAGGTCGGGTTGTTGCCGGAGTGACTGCCGTCTGTCATGTTCGTGCCCAAGTTCGGCTTGCTGGCGCGTTCGTACAGGTACTGGCTAACCATCCTTGGCATGTTTAACTGATCCGCGCTCGGTGCAGTACCGTCTACAAACTGGAAAATGGCCGGCCAGGACGTCAGCCCCGATTCGCCCCACATGAACGCGCGGTACACATGCCCATAGCCTGGACCGCCAACATAGAACCGCAAGTGAACCATGTTGTCAGACGGCAGGCTGATGCCGGACAAGCTGTAAGTGACGTCCTGTACGCCGCCGAACCAACGGGCACCAGTGCCGCCATCGTATGCCAAGTTGGTCCAGGAGCCGCTAGCACTCATGTACTGGATCGCCGCCCAAGTGCCTCCATCTATGTGGGCCGAGAAGTACAACGTGGGGTGTTCGGGACGCCAGCTTGACTCGCCTTCCCACACAACTGGGTTGCCCGCCAGCGCCCCGGTCTGCGCCTGGCGGAACGGATGGTCTACAGCATGGGCTTGGGCATATAGCCAATTGTCGCGTCGCGCCAAGCTGTTCAGCCAACTCTTGGCGCCCAGAAACTCACCAGTACTCAGCTGTCGCAGCGCCGGCCATGAGGTGTACATCAGTACAACACCACGTCAGACGTGGCCCCCAGCGTGCTGGTGCCAACCTTGAAATAGTTCGAATACTGATACAGTCCGGCGAGCGCAAACAGGTCTAAGTCCATAACGTAGTCCCCATCACCAAACTTGCTGTGCTTGCCTACAAGGATGAAATCCTCATTCAGCCCCGTCAAACTGGACGTGACGCCGATAATGTCACCCAGTTCGAAGAGCGGGTTGCCGTTGACTTGCCTAGCCTGGGCTTGCAGCCTGACTGTGCTCATCCGGTCGGCCAGCATGTCGCAGAGCAGTTCGACCTGTTCCTGTGTCTGGACATACTGTGTGTTGGGCAGCTGATAGCGCCGTGGATACGGCTTGCCGCTGGACAGGTCGCGAATGTACTGAGCCGCTGGCCGCTTGTCTATTGGGTAGGCCAACACGTCGAACTGGGTGATATAGACCTCGTTGAGAGTGTCGCTGTTGCTGAACGTGACGTCCCAGCGCTTGGCGTACTGCGGCGAGGACGGCGACACGTTGATGCTGGACGAAACGCCGCCAGCGGTGCAGGCATTCAGCGTGTAGCTCACAAACGCCAGGATCGGCCACTGAAAGTTGAGCGTCTGGCTGACGGACCCGGACGGCGGCACGCTGATATACTGCTTCAGGCTGTAGACCGTCGTTGGCTTGCCGTAACGCATCGGCGTGTACTCGGACGCGATGATGTTGTACTCGCTCTCATAGTCGCGCTTCGGCAGCAACTCGGCATACGAGCTTAGGCCCAGAATAACGCTGCCGTAGTCGGCCCTGGTCTGACCGGCCCAGTGCGCCATGTTCCAGAACACAACGCTGCCATCATTGTCGCAGAACAGCGCCCCGCCCTCACTTGCGGCGCAGTCGCGCATGTCGCGCAGAACTTCCGACTCGTCCAGCCAGCAGTACGGAATGCGCATTAGCCCCGTGTCTGTCTTGCTGGATACGGACAGGCCAACCAGGCCGGCCAGCGTTGTGATCCAATCAGCAGGACTGAGACCCTCCGGTAGATACGTGGACGAATTGTTGACTTTGGTGCTCAGAAACCTGGTCTTGGCATCGCTGAGCATGTCCTGGCAGGACAGACTGACCGTGCCTTCTGTCTCCGCCTCCGGCACGTCCATGATCCGCCCCACCCATTCGTAGCCGGCGGGGTACGTAGCCGTGCCGCCGATCACGTAGCCGGCCCGAATCCGGACGCGCTTGCCGCGTATACCGTACGTGTTGGCCTGGCTACCGGATCTCGACTGGCTGTAACGGCCATCGTCGTTTACCACTACAATCTGAGCGGTGCCAATCGGCTGGCCGGCCAGACTCAGCCAGCCATACAGCGGGTTGACCATCTGCGTATCAATCGCCCAGGACACAACGCGCGATGTCTCGTTGGTCCAGCTGCCGCTCGTCCATTCAATTTCCACGGTGGTGCACGGCTGGGCCTCAGCCGCTGCCCAGGCAGTCATGATACCGCCAGGATCGCTTTTCACGGCGTGTACTCCTCAACGGTGAAGGTGACGTTGTGGCGAACCGTGCCGTCTGGCATGACGTAGGGTGAATCCTTCCAACCGTAGAAAAAACAGGAGTAGGTCGTGTTCTCGTCGGGCGGCTTCCAGGTCGCACCGGTGCTGCTCATTGTGGCGGCGGTGTACGCCGTCAGCAACTTGTAGTAGTCGCCGCCAGCGCTTTCTCCGGTAACGCTCCAGGGAACGTCCTTCCATATCCACTTGCGTGCAATCAGCCGGCGGCTGCCAGAGCCATCAGCCATGACCCGCCGCTTCTCGACGGCCAGCTCCTCCTTGCCCTTGTACTTAGCACGGACCGGGTCAACGATAGTCGTGTCGCTGCCAATGGTAACGCTCACTTCGTGGTCTCCTGCTCATGCAAGAGCGACAGCACTTTGTCCTTTACGCCGCCGCCCCAGATCGCCTCGATGATCGCGCCGAGAACGCCACTGCCCATGCTCTTCGCACCGCTGGCCATGGCCTGCATCATCCAGGTTGCCCCGTCCTTGCCAGCCGATTCCAGCGCCTTCTTGTTGCCCATCCACTGGTCGCTGAACCCCTGCATCCACTGACTGGCGGCGTCGGCGCCCTGGGCCGGTGCTTGAAAGCCCAGCGCCTTCATAACCTCGGACTTCTCCGGCCCCAAGCCGCGCGCGCTCAGTTCTTGCATCGCGCGGTCAACCATTGCTTGCTGGCCCAGTTTGGCCTGTATCTGCTCTTGATACTGACGGGCAACAGCATCCCAGTTCACCTGTTCCAGACGCTGGCCGCTGTAGAACGCCTTCTCTTCAGCCAGCGCTTGTCCCTTGTCGCTGATGCCATACATAGCCGCAAACGGAGACTTGCCACCCAGCTTGACGATGTCGGCCATGCGCCTGGCATACTCATCCCACTGGTCCTGGTGCATGCCCAGCTGGTCTTCGATCTTACTGAAGTCAGTAGACTGGGTTGGTTGCAGCAGAGCAGAGACGCTCGACTTATAGCTCTGAGCGTATGACTCAAGCTCAGATGCCAGGTTCTTGTAAGCCCCGCCAACGCCACTGGCCGTCCGCTGGGCTTCGCTTATCTCCCAGTCAGCGTGTGCTTTCAGGTATGACTCTTCGTCCTTGTACCAGCGCCGCTGGGGTTCTTCTACCCCTGCCCGAATATCAGCTGCACGCAGCAATGCGCGGTTGTACTCCTCTTGTGCATCAGTCAGCTGCTGCTGTTGGCGGTACGCTTCATCCAGAGCGGCTTGCTGCGCTGGCGTCCAGTTGCCACCCATGCCAGCCGTACCATGCACACCCATCAGGCCACCTGCTGGCGCGGCGGCAATGTCTTGCTGCCACATCTGCTGTTCCGTACTTGGCAGCCCTTCAGTGACGATGTGCATGCGAATCTGCAGGTCGCGATCCGTTAGTGACAGAACAGCAGCACCGAGTTCGTGAACCTTGCCCGTTAGGTCGCTGACTTCCGCGCTTGCGCCATGCGCCTTTTCTGCACTGACACCCAGCTTCTCAGCTAGCTGGTCAACCCAGGGTGGCAGCGTAACGTTGGCAAAGAGGCGGTCTAATTCAGGGGCTACCTCGCGTCCAATAATGCTGCCAAGCTCTCTGAAAGCACCCCCGACTAGCTGGATGGCCGGTAACGCCTGTGGTATCGGGTAAAGCGTTTCCGCCAAACTAGGCATGCCGCCGAACTGGTGCATAGCATCCTGCAGCTTGGCGATCTCGGCGATGACTGGCGGCAGAATTTTGGACAGGCCCGCCACTTCATCTGAAAGTCGGTTGATGCTTGGCGCAGCCGCCATGGCTGCAGTGTCAGTAAGGTCTTTGAGCGCAACACGCAGGCGTTGTGCTCCGTCCGCCGCTCCTTCGACCCCTTGCCGCCAGCCAGGCATGCTCTTGTCAGCTGCCTCGACCACCGCGTTCCAGATTGCCATTTGCTGCTCAGCTGTAGTCAACTCCGACGCGGTCTTGTGCACGCTGGCGGCGTATGCCTCCATCGCCTGTGCTTGGTCAATCTTGATGCCGGCGGCCAACAACGGCCTGGCCATGGCGCGGCCCACGCCTTCGCTAATCTCGGTTAGCAGCGTCATCGTGTCGCCGTAGCCCTGCACTGACGCTGCACGGGCCAGCTTAATCATGTCAACAAACTGGGTTGACATTGTGTTGCCGGTCATCAACATGACGCGGTTGTATTGCTCCATCATGTCGGATGCGTCAACAGTACCAGCTGCGGCCTGCTCGAACGCCTTGCGCATTGCCTCGCCAGTGGTGCCAGCGGTCTGCGCCAGCTCGTCGAAACGGCGCTGCATGTTGGCAAGTTGGCCACCTTCCAGGCCCATGGCGACCCATTTATCGAACAGCTCGTCTATTCCCTTACCAACCATGCCCAGGCTGCCGAGCTGCATGATTGTGTTCAGGCTCTGGCCAAAGGCATTGAGCGAGTCACCCGCGCCTCGGGCACTCGCCTGGACTTTGTTCAAGCCTTCGCTGGCCTTCTCGCTGCCAGCAGCTACTGTTTGGCCGACAGCCTGCCCTGACTGGGCCGTGTTCTCCAGGCTGTCTTTTACCTGCTGCAGGGCGGCAGACGCGTTGTCTATAGCGTTGATGACGATGCGGACTTCTTCTTCACTCGGCACGGGTGATCTCCTCGTGCAGCAGCTCAGATAGCGCCTTGTGCCAGCCAGACAGGGCTGCCTGGCCGTATAACAATTCTTCGGTGCTGAGACTGTCTACGTAGTCGAGCGTCCAGTGCATCGACTGGGCGATAATCCAACGCAAGGCTCGATACGGCAGAGGTCTATCCTGGCGGGTTGCCAGATAAACCTCTGCCTCTACCGATTTGGGGGGAACAGTGCTACTACGGCGTGGTCGAGGACAGCGGCGCCTATGCGGGCCAGATCGGCGGCAGGGAGAGATTCGTAGGACCGTGGGTCATCCGGTGCCCCGTCATAGTCCCACTCGACGATGGTGGCAGCGCACAGGTCAACGGTCCGCTCGTATTCGGCCTTGTAGTCGCGCTGGTCGCCATCGTCCTGTGCCTTACGGTACAGGTCTAGCCGCGCCCGACATGCCTCTAGCGCCTGGTAGCCGATCGCCCCCTTGAACTCGTCGCGCAGCACGATCTTCTTGCCGTTGACTTCAATGTCCATAGCTTAGAACGTCCCGACCGTTATCGCGCCTGACGGCTTGAGATGGGCGCTGAACCGGATCACGTTCTTGACCGGTGCCATGATATTCAGCTTGTCGAGGATCGCCGTGCCGCTGTACTTGACATTGCCGGTCGTGTTGCCGGCTGGGCCAAAGACGAACGCCTTGGCGGTGGCCAAGTTCGGGTCAAGGTAACCGGCCACGGTCGCATCCCACACGCCTTCCAGGTCCAGACCAGCACTCTGCAAGATAGTCGGCGTGAACTCTTCAGCCGTGCTGCCGTAATGCGTGGTATCCTCAGTTGCCGCCCCACGCTGCAGGCCCTGGTTAGTCAGATACGCTGACAGATCCTGGCTGTTGAAACTCAGATACGCATTGTGCGCAGCAATTGCCGCCATCTCTTCTCACTCCTAGCTGTTGATGTGTACCAGTTCAAGGAACGTGGCCGACCCGCCGGTTAGCGTCCAGTCGGCGCGCAAGTAACGGTTGACAGTGCCCGATGTCGTGATTCGCTGGACGCCAGGCGTGCTTGCCGCTGTGAACGTGGCCAGGTCGGCCCAGGTTGAGTGATCGGTGCTGTGCGCCACCTTGGCCGTCAGCGTCCCGCCCGAAACGGCGATGACGAACAGGTACGCCACTATGCCCTTGGACGCTGCCGCCAGGTTGTCGTAGTACGTTGACTCTGGCCCGTTGCCGGTGACCGCTGCCGCCCGGCTGTGCAGAACCACTGATACGTCCCGCTGCCCAGAGGATTTAGCGCTGATGTCCAGCCTCACTATACCCTTGACCGGTGCCGTGAGGTTCACCTTCATATGGGTGCTATAACCGGCGTAAGCCGGCGTGCCCGCCTGTGAAACCGTGTCTCCGGCAGGGCAGGCGGCAAACAGCCCGACGGTGCCGTTCATGGCTTCAGCGACCTTCTCAAGATCGGATGCTAGCCCAGCACCCTGGAAGAACCCTTTGTAGTCGAGCGACCAGGTCAGGATCGTCGGCACGAACTCCTCGGCGACGGAGCCGTAGTGCGTCGCATCCTCGGTAGTCGCGCCGGCAGACAGCGTCAGGTCGTTGGCCTGGGCGGTAACGTCGTAGTAATTGACCACCAAAACGGCGTTTCTAGCCGCTATCCCCGCCATTTTCTACCTCCCCGGCCTCATCCGTATCGACGATCTCGATAGCACCCACACGCAGCAGGTCCTCAATGACCCGCCGTGGCCAATCCACTTGTAGAATCTCACCCGCTTCGTGCCGCTCAAACGGCTCGTCGCGGGTGATGCCAGTTGTGCAGAGTATCTTCACACTTTACCCCCTACTCGGCGCGGTGCGTGCTGACATTGGCAACGACACACCAGAACAGACCCGTGCTGGCATCCTGGGGGCCGACTTGGCGTGGCACCAGCGGCTGGATAGTCCAGTCGATGCCCTCGTTGGCAACGGTGCCCTGCTGGTGCGCCAGCTCCAGCGCCGCCTCTAGATTCTCAGCCAACTCAGCGCAAGACTCATAGATTGGCCCAGGGCCAATGTCGGCCCCGATGCGCTGGACGGCAATGACAACTTCGGCCAGGTGCACGGGCCAGAACATGGACTGGTTGCCGTAGCTCAGCACAGTCGGCTGGATGGAGCTGTTCCAGACCCAAAGGGCCGGCAGCTCGCTCGTCTCCAGGATCGTTGGCGGCGTTGTGCCAATGGTGTAGTTGCGCTTGACTCCGGCCACTGGCAGCGCTGCCAGGGCCGTGATGAACTCCAGGTGAGTAGTGCGACCGTTACGGGGCATCGTTCTTGCTCTTGGCGCTTAGCTGCTCCAGCGCCGCTGTCAAGAACGGCGGTACCTGCCAGCCGCAATACTGCGCAATCGGCACGGCATTCTCAACGATGCTGGTAGCCTGGGCGACGGTGAAGAACACAACCACGGCATCACGCCAGGTGGAATTGGTCCCAAGCGTCTTATCCAACTGCGCCGCAAAGGTGACCAGCGCCCAGAGCAGAACAATTTTCACGCCGGTCTTCTTGATGCTAGTCGCCGAGGATAGCCGGCCCTGGATCGCGGACCTGACGGTGCCCAGGGCAAAGTCGAGACACAAGAACACCACAAGGACCGTCATAGCCTGCGTCCAGCCTCCCATGAAGGCAGTCACCAATGCGGCAATAGACGCTATTGCGGCAGTTAGGCGGTCAAGCCGAAACTCCAGGTTGACCATAAGCTCCCCCTCATACCATCCGCCGCCAGTGATTCATTGACTCGACCATGTCTGGCGGCACTCCCTCAGGTACAGCCACGATGCCCATGTCCTGCGTCGTCAGTCGGCCATACGGCACTTCACGTAGCTTGTAGTGCCAGAACGCCAGACGGTTGATGATTGCTTCCAGCGCTGGCGGCGTGACTGTGAAGCCGGCGGCGTACGTCCACTTTGCCTGAATCTGCCCAGCTGCGCACGGCAGCAGGGTTGTGTTATTCGGATAGACGCGGACCGTCCACGCGTCAGGCGTGATGTTGTCCGTGACTTGCACGGGCAGGATCAAGTCGTCTACGTTCCAGGTCAGTGTACGCCAGACGCGGTCACTGCGCACCAGGTCGCGGATGCTGATAGCGGATACACCAGTGACCGGAGCAGCCTGTTGCGACGTCAGCCAGAGAAACCCATAACGGTCCACAAACGGTTGCCGTGCAAACTCATCTTGGACGGTCTGGGCATAGAACGTGCAGCCAGTGTTGTGCCGGAAGACGTTCTCTGCCCACTCGATCTCGTCCGCGAGGACGGCGTCATCAGTGTTCTGTGTTATGCTGGCATACGCTTTCAGGCTGCTCAGGCTCGTGTAGTGCATGTTATTCGACCCTCACTCCAGCCAGCGCCATCTGGGCGGTGGGATGGAAGCACTTCAAGGTCTCGGTGAAGAACAGCGAGAACGGGAAGGTGCGGGTCGTCCGCGCCAGGTCGAAGTACGTGTACGGCGTCTGGACGTCGAGGGCGAAGCCACGGGCCTCGCGACTGTACTGGTAGGGCACCCGCTCGACCAGGAACAGGAAGTTGCCATCAGGCATGTCAGGATGCGACCAGATGGGGATCACGGTTGGTTGGCCGTCCAGCATGGTGGCCGCGAACTTGTTGACGTAGTCACGCACCATCACGCCGCCGGAGAACCCGCCACGTTCAGCAGTGAGATCCACGCGGTACATGAAGCCGCTGTTCATGCTCGCCAGCTTGTTGCTGACGTGTGCCACGCCCTGCGGGCTGGTGACAATCAAGCTGGGGGACAACTTCCATTGCTGCCACATGCGCTGCAGGATATAGTCGAACTCGACTATGCCGCTGCCGGCCAGAGTCAGTTGCTGACCGTTGGCGTTGTAGATCAGCCTCGGTGTTGCCCCGCTCTGGGTGACGTCCACACCATAGATCGTGCTCTTCTCAGCCCAGGAGACCAGGCCCTCGAACATGTAGCTGTTCGCGGTGCCGTCGCTGCTGGCAACGGTCTGGTTACTGCTAGAAGGCGCGGCAACGATGCGCACGCTGGTGACGCCGATATAGGCCGTGCCATCGTCGGTCATCGTGTTGCTCGTGGCGGCATCGTAGGTCATGGCCGACTTGGGCACGAGATAGGTAGTCGTGCCGCCAGCAGTAGCCGAGGCGTAGACTTTGTACCCGACCGCGCCTGGCACTGGGGTCCAGGATGCCTTCAGATAAGTCGCGCCACTTGCACCGACCGTTATCGTGGCCGCCGTCGATGGCAGTGACTCGCCGACGTGGCTAGGGCTAGCGCTGTTGCTGTTGGCGATGGTGCCCGCCAAGGTCAGAGCCGCAACTTGTACCTTCCAGTTACCCTGGGCAAATGCAGCACCGCTTGAGTCACAAGACCCAGTGACGGTGCCCATGGTCAGGGCGGTTTGGTTCGCACCCAGGATCAGCTTTTCCTCCAGACTGATAAGAGTGGCCAGTGCCCGGTTGGTCTCGATAGCCAGTGGGTCGTCGAACCCTTGGGCCATCGGGATTGCTTCGTACGTGACCTCACCTTTGACAGCTTGGGTCTTGTAGTCAGCCTCGAACGTCAGGGCGTTACCGGCGATGGCGGAGCCTACGTCACCGTAGTTGGTGCCAAAGGACGAGAAATCGAACCCGCCATAACCCAGCTGTGCCTTCCAAGTCGCCTTGACAGCACCACGGGCAGGGCGGTCAACGGCCATGCGGTTCCGCAAGCCGTTGTAGACAGGGAGCATGAGCCTCGCGGTCGGCTCAAGGTTGTAACCAGTGAAGTTACTGGCCACAGTCAGAGCCTTTTGGATCAGCTCAGGGTCCTGGATGCCTGTAAGGGCCTTCAGGTTTTCAATATCAACGGACGTAAACATCGCTCTTTTCTCCTCTTAGCGTGCTTGTGGCACCACAGGGGCGCCAGGGTCATACACGATGAAACGGTTGGTCGTCACGCCAGCAGCCATTGTCTCGGCTGTGGCCAGCTTGAACACGAGGTCTTGAAGCTTGGCCTCACCGCCCGCCAGCTTGATCGCCTCTTCCTTACGGCCTTCGAGCAACGCCTTGCGGATCATGCCGTACTGATCCAAGCCCTTCTTGGGGACGTCAGCAGCCGGCAGACCGGAGCCCGTTGGCGCCGCTGGTTGCACCGCCTCCGCCTTCGTCACCGACGGCGTCGGCGTGGTGGCCGCCGACGGCGTGCCTTGCGTCCGTGTCTGCGTCTGTGCTTGCGTCTGTGGCCCAGCTGCCTCTTTCATGCACGCGGCGATCTTAGCCGGCAGCTCCTCCAACATCCGAGCCAGCTGGGCCAAGACATCAGCCTGGGCCGGAGCGGGTGGCGCTGGTGCCATAACTGACGGCGTAGCCACTGCACTTGCCGTTAGCGGCGTTGCCGTTGCGGTGCTCGGAGTTGACTCCGTGAGCGATGGCGTAGACAGTGTGCTAGGCGTACTAGGCGTGCTTGGCGTGGTAGTGCTACTGTCAGAGCTGACCTCAACAGTCACGCCCTTCTCGGTCGTACTCGTGCTGGCTGGAACCTTGCTGGTCTCAGGCGTGATAGTGTCGGTTGCCACTTGCAGCACCGACCTAAGCTGCGACAGGATAGCCTCGGCGTCGGTGCCTGGCTGGGCTGTCGCCGCCTCCAGGGTTGCCCTCAGGTTCTGCAGAACCTCGTTCGCGTCCATCTTCTTCACCTCTTTCTGCTGGACTTTGCCGTCCCGCAATTCATAGTCTGCCTCCAACTTCTCACTGGCGGCGGCGGCAATCCGCCAGCCAATAGTGTCCCACTCTGCCTGGGTGTACTTATCCTTGCCCCGGCCGCCGTTGTAGTACGAGATCGCCGACCGCACTCTAGCGGCCGTGTCAACCGGCCACGAGTAGTTGGCCGGGTCGGCATACTTGCCGGGGTCTTCGGGGTAACCGGCAGGTGGGCTCTTCGGCTCACCTTCTTTCTTTGGAATCTTGACCTTGTTCACATCTTCGTTCCCCTCCACCTTCACCAGGGTGATAACGCAGCTCGGATTGGCCGGTACATCCACCAGGCTGATCTCAGTCAGCTGCAGGGCCTTAATCATGTTGACGAGCATGCCCTTGACGGTCGTGGTCACCTTGGACAGCGCCCGGCCGCCAATGCTGAAACCCTTCAGGACGCCTTCCTTGACCTTTTGCAGCGCATCTTCGCCATCCCGCGACTTGGACAGATAGACCTGGATGCCGATGCGCTTGTGTTCGTGGTCCGGCCACCATTTACGCAGCCGGCCAACTGCCTTGGGCTGGTGCATCTCGCGGATGCCCAGACGCGGCGCGTATTGCTCGAACGCCGCAACGGCCACGTCGAACGGTATGACGTCGCCCTGCAGGTCTGGCTCGTCGGTGATCGCCCAGCCCTCGACCAGCCGCTGTTCTTCATCAACCTTCTGAATCTCAAACCACATGCTCATCGCAGCAACGCCTCAGTAAACATTCGAACGGCCCTTTCCATAACGCCTGCGTCCTTCGCTTTTTGGACGGCATCCTTGTCGGTGACCCAGCCGGTAGCACGGTGCTGTGGCTGCTGATAATCGGCGCTCTGGACGTACTTGGCGTAGCTAGCCGAGTTCACAACAACAGCGCTTGTGTCGCCCGCAGGCAGAACGAACCAACTGAGTCTCAGCCGTTCACTCTGCGGGTCGACGTCACGCGTATAGCGTGCTGGCAGCCCAGCCTTGCGCCGTGTGGCAAAGTACGCCGCTCGCTGTCTTGGGCTTGCCCAGATGACCGGCGAGTGGGCCGGCCCTGGGTTCGCGACCAGCGGCTTGCGTATCTCTTCGCCTATTG